AGTTTGAAATGTGTGGACCCTTTCGGCCTCCACTCATAAAGTATATATCAGAAGGCATAAAAAAAGGGAGTCGGAACTCCCTACCTTTTATTGTGGGGTTTCACTACCCTGGTTCTTTTTCGATCCGATATTGTACTTCTGTTCTAGTACCCACTCAGTTTTTTCTTTGTAAGGTAGAACTTTAATCTGGTTCAGTGGTGCGATGTCAATGATCTCATCCTCTGCACATACATCAATCAATCCCCAATCAGAGAGGAGTTTGGTGATACGGTTTCTACGTTGTACATCATTGATAGTAAGGTTTGCATACTTACCATCAAGAGCAAATAGTTCTTTGAAGTGAACGATATAATACTTACCTTGCTTATGAAGGATATGACAAGACTGATATAGTTTCTTCTCTTTACGAGAAGCCACACCAATACGAGTTAAGGTTTCACGGACTTTCAGGAAATCATCAGGTTCATTCAATCTAACCTCAATCATCTTATCCTGAGACCAATGAACCTGAGGTTCAGTAGTTTGACTCATTTTTTACTCCCACCAGTTTCAAGTCGTTTTTTAATGTATGCAATTTGTTCAGGAGTCAAAATCTTCATAACCTGAGATGCTTTCTCATTACTATAACCATAGTAACGTTTTACATAATCAAGATCTGATACTTTATCCTTCCGAATCCAAGGAGAGAATCTCTTCCTCTTTCTCAGAGTATTTAGATAAAAATTATATTGCAAATCTTTATCAAGAAAGTGATACTTATTCATCTCTTGGGCATACATGACTGAATCCATATGTCCAGACATACAACGATTGACAATGTAGGGTGGATACTCTTTTGCCAGATAGGGTTCATCACTAATAAGATTCTCTTTAGTAAAGTTAAGAGAATTCAACCAATCTTTAAGTTCCATAAATCAACGAATAATAATTTGAAAACCAAAATCATGATCGTATGACCATAATGTTCACGGTGACCATGGTGTCTATGATGTTTCCTACCATGCATATATTGTCTTCCATGGTGGCCATTTCCAGGTCTATGGGAATGCCAGTGACAATGACTGTATCCACGTTTGTAGTGATTATGGCAGTGACTATGACTACCACGAGTATGATACTTAAACCCTTTACTGTGAGCCATTACAGGTGAGGAGAGTAAGAGAACTCCTCCCAAAGCTATCAATAGTTTCTTCATTTAGCAACCTCAACTAAATCACGAACTTGATTGGCCATGGAGTGATATCCACTACCGATATATATTTGTCCAGTCACAACTGCAATTGTTGCCAAACCCCAGAAGTAATAATAAGTTCTGGATTTCTTTTGTCTGGGTTTACTCATTTGAATTCAGCCTCCACCATAATTTCAGTCAGACAAGCTAACATGTTTATTTCTTGGTCAGCAACGAAGCCACTTTGGTACTGATACTTCGCAATAATAAGTACAGCGGCAGCGATACCAGGACCATCAAGATGGGCGTAGATTGCATCGTATATAGAACGTAACAATACAGTGGGATCGTTGTCAAGATTATCAACAACCCACTTCCTAACTGCCGAGAAGTCTTTGGACTTAAGTTTTTTAAAGAGATCATTAGTCTTTACATCCGAAAAACTTGCGAGGATTCCTGAGTCGATTTTACCCCCGACCGAATACCTTTGAACTTCGTTGAGTACTCTTCTCCAATCTGGAAAGTGTTTGTTGATAAGTTCTGCAATGACTTTTGCGTCATATCCAATAGATTCTTGATCCAGGATTTGTTGGAGTCTTTTGAAGAACTTACCTGCAAGTTCCTGTCGTTCTTTTCCCCTAATGGCAAAGTCGATGACTGCACATCGGGAGTGGAGGGGAGCAACGATCTTGTTTTTGTAGTTGCAAGTGAAGATGAATCTACAGTTGCCAATAAACTCCTCAGTAAACGCCCGTAAGGCAAGTTGTACATCCGGGGTTGTGTTATCTGCTTCGTCAATGATGATGACTTTGTGTTTAGCAGTTGACGAAAGCGATACGGTCGAAGCGAAATTCTTCGCATTGTTTCTGACAGTATCAAGGAATCTCCCTTCATCGGATCCGTTGATNACATANACATCTACTCCTAATTGGTTACAAAGTGCTTTAGCTACAGTGGTTTTACCACATCCAGGTGGTCCCGATAACAAAAGATTTGGAACCTCACCTTTATCTAGGAAATCAATAAAGGTCTTCTTGATGTTATCAGGAAGAATACAATCATCAATAGTCTGGGGGCGATACTTCTCCACCCAAACGAATTCATTACGACTCATACAAACTGCCTCAGTTTTGTCAAAATAATCTTGTAGGCTTCTACTATATCACCTTCTCCCTTACGGAACAAGTCCTTATCGAACCGTTCTGTTCTGTCTTTACTCCATAACCTCATGTTGTCTGGTGACAGTTCATCAGCCAAAAAGAGATCACCATGAGCGTCGTACCCAAACTCCAGTTTAAAGTCAACTAGATCAATACCACACAATAAGAAGAGTGGTTGTAGTAAATCGTTTACATTACGAGACTTTTCAATCAATGGTTCTGTATCGATACCCATCAACTTCACACGATCTGGTGTCAGTAGGGGATCATTCTTACTATCATCCTTGAGAAAGAACTCAATGATAGGAGGTTGAATGAGGAAACCTTCAGTGATGTTTGTAGTTTTTACAATAGAACCAGCTGCGATGTTCCTACAGATAACTTCCACAGGAGCGATCTTTAGTTTCTTACACCTCATAGTATCCAATGAAGGACAGTCAATAAAGTGTGTTCTGATTGAGTTACTTTCTAGATACTCAAACAACATTGCTGTCATCAAACAACAGATCGTACCCTTTCCTTTTGGGTATTCAATCATCTGCCCGTTTCCAGCAGTTACACAATCCTCATAACGAATCAATACTTCTTCAGGATTGTCTGTTTCGAAAAGTGTTTTTACTTTTCCTTTTAAGATTTCATTCATACCCATTCAGGTTTACGATCAGGAATACGAAGGTAGTTGTCAGTTACCCACGGTTTAGAACCTATGTACATCTTGTATGCATCAAAGGTTGAGATACTGGTATCTAGTTTGAACTCATCAGGCATAGCTCTAACGAACGGTGTGGTGTCTTTGCCAGACCGTCCTGTAGGGTCTCCAGTAGGGAGAATAATACGAGCTTCTTCTAGTGGTTGCAAACAGGTGTGTTCCTTACCATAACGGTTCTTATACTCATCACAGAGAGCAATACCATGATGAAGGAGCCACTGCCAGTTCATTACAAATGAGTTAGCCCACACAGTACAGGGATGATTACGGAATGCACCCTTTTCTGTTTTGTATGGTTCACCATCTTGACGATGGAGTTGACCAAACCCATGACCCCACTTGTCAGAACAGACAATAGCCAACATCTGGCAAGTCTCAAGTGGCATCTTGACAATATGTTTGTCAGGAAGGACTCGAGCAGACTTGATAGGGTCAGGGTCAGTAACAAAGATGTTCATCAGCCAAAGGTCGAATCGGGTTCCAATGCAATGTAGTATACCACATCGATATTCTGGTTGGTGAACTTGGATAAGAGTTTGGAAGAAACTACAACATCATAGTTGCCAGGAACAATCTTAAGGTTCTCTTCCTTGAAGTTGAACACGAATTCGTCTTCTGTATCACCAACAATAATCTCAAAGTTGTTTGATGTATCGTTCTTCTTGTCTCGTGCAACCAGTTTAATTACACCAGCCTCACCGACCACAGACACATCAGGGAGTTGATATACAGAAGATGCTTTCTTCAGTTTCTCTAGTTGTTGTGATGTCAGTTCAAACTTAACATCCTCAGAAGGGAGAGTGATCTCTTTCTCAGGAGGTGCCACAATCACAGAAGGATCAGCGAAGAAGTACTTACTCCTCATACGACCTTCTTTGATCAGAACATATTCCTGATTATCAAAGTTCAGTTCAGCGTTAGCGTGAAGGGAGAGACCATTAAGGAACTGATTGAGATCGTAGATACCAAAGTCCCGTGGAAACTCTTCAGATACATTTGCTTCAACCAGGATGTTCTTCATCACTGAGATAGTACGAAGTTTAGTTCCTTCCTTGAACAGGATAGATTGATTGATAGAACTAAAGTTCTTGAGAAGATTAACGGTTGATTCAGAAAGTTTCATTGTCATTGAGGATAGGTTTCTCGTTGTGCGTTTTTGTCGTTGAAGTGTAACAGAAGAACAGCATAATGCAAGATCTTCATAATGTCACGTCGTGCTGTACCTTTCTTATCATAACGAGAGGCGTACTTTAGGATGTTGGATCGACAGAATGATTCACCGTCACCACAGGCTTCAATGAGATCAAGTGTCTGTACCCTATCAGTACCAGCAGAATAATGTTGGTTATATGTACCAGAAATATAATCGGACAACTCTTTGAGGATCTTCTCCTCATCATACTTCCATCTAGTCTTTGTTGTTTGGAAGTCAGGGATACTATTTGGAATCTCTGTAGTATAGGCAATCGATGGATTTACGAAAGAGATGTGATCTTCACCTTCTCCTCCTAGAATACCACCACCAATAACAGTTGATGAAAAGTTAATAGTATCATTTGAAGGTGAACCAGTGATGTATGGATTTCCTACAAGACTGTATCCATCCTCCCTCCAGAAATCTTGAGAATCTCCTTCTTTAATGTTTTTGCTCATGTCAAGTTCCTCATAAAGTAGCGACCATGCGTTCATAATTAGTATATCAGAATTCAGGGGTTTCTTCAACATACATTTGATCTTCTAGTTCATTCATTTGAAATTCTACATCAACTTTATCATAAAGTTCGATGAAAGATTGTTTGGTCTCATCATCGAAACGATTGAGACAAACTCCGATAGCCTTGGTCTTATCTTCAAAGATTGAATACGCTTTGACGATGTGAACCAAACGACGGGTGCTGATAATCTCATCAATACCACCTTCATTGAAAGTCTTACGAATGATATCAGCCCAATCAGCCAAGTGCTTACAGAACTTACTATCATCACACAAGTGACCGAGGATCTTAGTTTCTACCTGAGGAGTAGGATAATCCTGTTCAAAGGTTACACAGAACCTTTCTAAGAAGGCTTCGTTGAGAACGTTGGTCCCCATAAACCTACCATCCTCAGAACCTTTACCCTTGGTGTTTGCTGTTGCGATAACAGTGAAACCATCTTTGGGTTGAACAAACTTACCAATCTTCTTGAGAAATACACCCTTACCTTCCAGAATAGATTGGAGACATAGGATCTTATTAGATGCTAGATCAACTTCATCTAAAAGTAATACTGCTCCACGTTGAAGAGCTTCGATGACAGGACCGTTATGCCAAACAGTTTCGCCATTAATAAGACGAAAGCCACCAATAAGATCATCTTCGTCAGTCTCGATAGTAATATTGACACGGATCAACTCCCTCTTGAGTACCGCACAAGCCTGCTCGACAGCCAACGTCTTACCGTTACCCGAAAGACCCGTAATGAACGTTGGATAGAATAGACTGGACTTAATAATTTTTTTAATATCAGTGAAGTTACCAAACTGGACGAAAGTATCATCTTTTGTTGGAACTAAATCCTGATCAATGTGATTTTCTACTGATGGTGCTGTATATGTTTCTTCTAGTTCTTCTTTGATTTCTTGAACAGTGAGTTCCCATTTACCACGACCTGATTTATAATCAGAGATCTTTTTAGTTACAGTTGGATAGGAACAACCATTCATTGCACACCAGGCTCTAATATCACCAGTGGTTACGGATTCGCCGTAAAGTGATTGGAGAGATTCAACAATGTATTCAGTGGACAGAGACATGATAATAAGGTTCTTCAGTAATTGAGCAATTTGGAGGTGAGTAACATTAACAAACCAAATCCATGAACTTACTTAAAACCTTCTTATTTAGAGTCTTAGCTTTAAGTGACTTCATGAATGCTGACTTGATTCTAGTCTTACTTGCCTCATCTTCAACCTCAAACTCTGTATCTGAGGAGAGACCGTTCTGGATCATTGCAAAGTATGCATCGTATCCAGATCCTTGAATATTATAACTCTTCTCCTTACGTGCTTTCTTTAGATCTAGTTCACTTAGGAAACCGTACCTTCTAAGGAAGGTAGCAAAGTCACGGGGAGCTACGAGACGAATACCAATAAAGTTCGTATCAGGAAAAGATTGTTTGAGATCTTTGAGAAGAATGTCAGTAAAATCCCAATACTGATAACCAATCTGATAAGTGTATCCAGTCTTACGATTACGAAGATAACCTTTCATACCTCTACATTGACGGGGAGCTAACTGTTCCTTTTTATCGTAGTATCCAGTGTAGTAGTCAAAGTAGTAAAGTTGATGTGCTTCACCATCAGTGAGAATTACACATTGAACTTTTTGGAGTTGATTCTCTCTTTTGAACTTAGGAAGAATAGTATGTAAAGCTACTAGTGATTCGTTCAAAGGTGTACCAGAAAGAGATACTTGTGGTGGAACAGTGTAGGATGAGTAAACTCGGAACTGACGACAAACCCTCCAGATATTAAGTAGTTGATTATCAAGTGTTTTTTTGTTTACCTTACTACTCAAAAAGTGCATTAACTTGAAGTCACCACCAACTACAAAATTACCTTTCTCCACTTCATTGTGGAACTTATACTCTTGAACACCACGATTGTATGTGTTGCTGAAAGCATAAACATCAAAGGGAATATTGACCTTACTACAGAACCAGACCAAGTTATAGAGTTGTTTGATTGTATCCAGAAGAGAATCACACATAGATCCAGACCAATCAAGAATGAAGACTAGACCATGATTTTTACCATCAGGAACTACAGATACTTTCTTGAAGAGATCTTCATTATACTTGTAGGTGTGAAGTTTAGTACAATCCAGAACACCAGTTCTTGAAGTAGTAGTTCTGGCATATGAGTCAGCTGACTTCTTACACTCAAACTCTTTAACAAGATAGTTGACTTCTTTCTGTGCAGACTTCTTGAACTTGGAATAATCACTATCTGCTTCTTCAAATACGTTAGTTACATAGGTTCTCCAATATGCGTCAATCAACTCATGAATCTCAGAGTTAGGAACAACAATATCATCATAGTTCAACTTAGGAATCTGATAGTAAGAGTTGCCACCTGTTAGATCTGATGGACTATTCAACTCAGATACATTCTCTGAGAACACATCGTCAGTTGTAACTTCAGGTTCTATCTCTTGAGGTTGTTGTTGGATTAACTTACCTTCACTATGATCTTCACTCTCCATCTCAGGAATATCGAGTGTTTCTTCATTAGATTCTTCTGTTTCTTCAGACTCAATCTCTTCACCATTTCCTTGAGGTGTCTCCACTACCTCTTCAAGATTTGGTAGTGGAGTTTGTGTATTGAGTTGTTCTTTGGTGTATCGATACACTTCTTCTGCTGCAAATACTGCTTCTCCAAAGGTTTCACTTTTGCCAACCAAATCAACCAGTTCCATTTCTTCATCAGTGAATGGAACATCAACCCAGTTTCCAATCTTATACTTTAGATTGATACGATCAGCCAGGTTCATCTCATTGATATCTACATCACTCAGTTCAAAGAAGTCTTCCTCTGATAGATCTTTGTATGCTCTGTAAAATGTTTTAGTTAATCCAGGATACTTACGTTTCATAAGTTTCTCAATCCTAGCGTCTTCTGTGACATTCACAAAAGAACGGGGAACTCTCTTCTCCCAAGACCAATCATTAGGAGTAAAGAGTGCGTGTCCCACCTCATGACCAACCAACATATCATAGACAGTGCCTGATGCTCTCTCCCACATTGGTAGAGTCAGAACTCTGTTCTCAACATCAAAGGATGCAGTTTGGGCATTACGATTCTCAACCACAAGATCCTCAGTAGCCAGGAGTTTTGCTAGTTGTGACTTGATCTCGTAATTTACCATTGTGGTGTCTCATTCACTTATAGAGCATTTTAGTGGTGAGTAACAAAATTATTGAGAGGGTTCTACCACTTTAACATCTGGCACACCAAACCCCCCTTTCGGGGGGTTCTTTGGTAGGCAACTCCTGAGTTGTTTTTTATATGATTAAGTAGTAGTTAGAATGTGTCTACAGAATCGTTTAGCGTCGTGATCTGGAATGTCGCACTCAGTAATACATTGAAAGTATTCTGTTACTTGATCGTACTTTTCCTCCTCTGTACCTTTTTCGTCCCACTCCCAAGTTGCTAACTCGTTACGTGATACCAAGTTTTTCATAATTAATCTCCATGATACCGTTAGTATATAGTATACTTTGTGTTAATTCACTAACATTTGTATCTTCTTACACTTTTCTTGAGAATCCTTTACATTTCTCAAACTTAATTACATTTTGGAACTTATCAAATAATGATTCTTTATGAGATATTACAAAAATATTAGCATCTTGTATCTCATA